GGTCAGGCGTCTCCACTCGACCAGCCCACATATCTACTAGGTACTTAATCCTAGTATGGAGGTCCACACCTACCGTTGCTATGGCGGAGTAGTCCGCGGAATCTCTGGTCGAGGTTGCCGGGTCAAGAGCCATCACAAACTGCATCGGGTGGCTAGGTAGAAGGCTCTCATCCCAATACTGCATATGCTCACGGAGGATAACGTTACCCTGTACAGCCTTTGGATTGCACATATAGGTAAGAGAGAACAGAATATCTCCCTTATCCCGACGTATCTGCTCAATGCGGCTCTCAGGGAATCGTGCAGGACTTAATGTAGGCCCCCAGGGATAGTTACCTACTATAGGCATCTCGTAGACCGTAAAACCCATACTCTCAAAGGTAGAAAGCAGGTCATTCTGCCCCCAACGGGTCATTATCGCTACAATGCGGCCGGAGCCGTCCTCAACTAACCTATCAATGACCACACCCTGAATCTTGTTCCGCTGTAATTCCATTGTAGTAGGACTGCGGACATCTTCCTGGTCGGTCGGGTCGTCAATGATAATGATGTCGAAGTGGAGACCTTGGTAAGGTCCATTCAACCCCGTGCCCATAAGCGTAGGGTCAGGGTGCTCACTACTGCGTATTACATAGAGGACTTCTTTAGTCCACTGGGCCTCAGAGTCCTCTTGTACGTGGAATGCTGTACGGTAGACAGGATTATACTTCAGTGTTTGGGCGATGGACATTACCTGTTTGGTACTCTGCGCCCCCGCATTCATTAGCCAAAGAATCCGTACATTAGGATTCCTGCCTATCTCCCGCTCCACAAAGTCCCTGACTGTAGTAGTCTTGTATGAGCTAGGAGGACAAACAATGGCTATCCTGTTACCTGTCTCAAGCGCCTCAGACCAAGCATCCTGGTATGGTTCGTATTCGCGGCGATGGACTGCCTTGGCATAGGTCCGCTGGTCACCGTCCCGCGCAGCTATCGCTCTGGCGGTGAGTTCGTCAACCTCAGCTACTACCATACTAATCCAACTTCTGCCCTAACCGTCGCCCCCATGCCTTCTCACTGCTGCCCCGCACCGAGCATGGGATTGACGGCTCACCAATTGGGGGTGCGGCGAGGGTTAGGACGGAAATCACTGGATTACCTCACCAGTCAAGGCCTGGCTCTCACCTGACTCCAACTCAGGTACCGCAAGGTCTCTATTGACCTCAAACCTCTCAAGCAGTTCCCTGGCTGCGGCCCTCCTAGCAGCCTCATCATCCACCTGCCTGCCCTCGATAGTCACAGTCAACTTCTCACGGTACGCGCCAGGAGGTAGACTACCATCCTCAGGCTCCAGCGCTTTCTGGATAGCCAGCAAGTCCTGAGGTGCGTAGTGCTTACGGACAATCTTGAGTAGGTCATACTCACGGTCACTCATACCGTGCAGGTTGTAGTTGGCCTTATACAGCAGCTTGAAGTCTCGCCTAAGCGCAAGACGGAAGTTCCTAAGAAACTCCATACGGACCAGATCGCCTACCAGATCATGCTGTAGCTCCGGAAGCCTCTTCTCCTCCCACTCACGGAACTCAGCATCCTCCCTACGCCACTTCAACACTGTAGCGAAGGTGACCTCGGCCAGGGCGCAGGACTCCCTAACACTAAACCCTGAGGCGCGATTGGTTAGATAACCGGCCTTCCTCGGATTATTATTCAGTGGCAGCCTAGCCCTGAGCATCTCCTCGTAGTCATCCGCCTCGACCTCAGCCTTAGCAGACTCTACGACCTGAACCCCAGGACCTTCAATAGGCTCCTGATGGTCTCCGTTACCTTGAAACTTCCACTCCACAGCTTTACTCTCACCTATAGTATATCATATCCACGACTACTCCACAAGACGCATAGACTAGCACAGAGATGTATTTTCAACGTTATAGATGCGGTTAGAGTAGCATAGACTAGCAGCTTGTCTGGAACCTCTTCGGACGACCCCAGAACCTTGTATATCATAAGTAGATACTGGTGGGGGTCGTGCTGGCTCTATTCTGTTTATCTGCTTATACACTTTAGTTCTTGACAAGCTGACGACCACCATGTTATACTACTTATGATATACGAAGTTTAGTGGTCGTGGGAGAAGGAATGATTATAGGACTACTACACCTGAGTAAGAAGTCTCATAGGGCAGGTCGTTGTGCTCTCTGCAAGGGGACTATTGATGTCGGAGACCTACATAACATCGTTTACACTGTCTATGGAAAGGCTCAGCAGAGGATAAGGGAGGTCCGTCAGCTATCTGAGGCTGGTAAGAGAGGCCAGTATGAGGAGCCCACTGGTCGAGTCATAGGCAGACGAGAAGGACTACAGTATGTTAGGCTTCACGTCGTCTGTCTAACCAACTGGCAACTAGCGTACGGAGTGCAAGTATCGGAATGGAGACGTACACATCGTAAAGGGGGGAGGCCAAAAGGGACCGGAATGCTGGCGGAGTTGTCTGAAGATGAAAAGCTAGTAAGAAGAAGGCTAGTGCGAAGGAGGGCAGACCTACTACGTCGAATACTCAATGAGACTGAGCGGCGAAAGCTCGCTAGCCTATACCGGATACTACTAGATGTTGATGGCAAGCTAGGAGGGGAAAAGAGTATGGTAGTAGGCATGATACGCCGTAGTCGTGAATCATTAAAGGTGCTGAATATGAAGCTGACGGAGGCTGCTCGTGCTTATAGAGATGCATAAGACTGCTTGTGACAAGGCTATTGCCCACCACTGGATAATAGAATCGCCAGCAGGTCCTACCTCCAAGGGCATCTGTAAGTTCTGTGGGGCCGAGAAGGACTTCGTCAACTCAAGTACCTACATCAAAGCCAAGGACCACCATGCTGTCATAACCGCAACGTCGGCTATGCGCCGCGAGCGAGCTAGGAGTCAGGTACTACCCACTGATAGGAGTCTGTAGTTGTGACATATTTCACAAGCGTTAGGTCGGAGGAGCTATGTTGAGCGATATTAGGGATGTATTGATAGGGGCGTTGGCTACTCTCCTAGTGATAATGCTATTCTATGGCATCATACTAGGCATCGGGCATCTGTCCCAAGGCTCGGGCTATGTACCTGATTGCGACCCAGGGGACTACCCGTGTGAGCAGGTGCCTTAGCTTGAGTTGTATAGTCTGTCAGGGCGAGTCCGATGGAGCTAAGCTCTGTGCCAACTGCTGCGATGCGGACGAGGACAAGCACGATGAAGCACAGGCCGAGAAGGACCGTCTGGCAAACAGTTGTACGTGCTGCGGGGTGTATATAACGGACTGGAAGCACCCTTGGGGGCCTCGATGTGACTACTGTAGGGCCTACTGTATACCTAACAGACATTCTGGCGCCGTGTAAAAATACGGAAGCGAGCTTATTCCCTCTCTCTCACTGCACACCGCATCGGCATAGCTGTGCATAGGTGTGCAGACGTAGGTACTATGCCGGTCCTTGCTCGCGGCTGGTTTCTAGAATCCTACTACAGCTATTTCCAGCCGTAAAGAAGGGCCCCCTTGGTAGCGGTGCAATTGCTAGGGGGCCCTACTGTTTACTCTGTGACCGTGTGGCCTGCGTGGCGCAGTCTGGCGATGATGGCCTCCCGCCCCATCTTGCCTTCGAATCCGGGTTCAATGGCCAACAGCGCGGCCGACGCCGAGGCGTGCTCCGTGCCGTTGACTGTTAGCGGGACACCACGTCCACCGCCCCCGCCGCCTCCACCACTACCACGCTTCGCCGGCGCCTTGGGGATGCCTTCGCCGCGCGGCTTGACACTGATGATCTGATCGGGCTGGCCAAGGGCACTCACGTCGATAGCCAGGCCGTTGACCTGGAATTTGGCGAGAACGGCGCCTGCGGCATTGACGGCGTTGCTGATAGCGTCCACAATCGCGCTTGTGGCTGCTCGCAATTCCTGGCTCTTGGCCTCCCATTCCTGGTGCTGAATCTCGCGCTTGCAGACGTTGACTTGGGCCTCTATCCGACCCATCGCTGTGGCCTTGGACTCTACGTCCTTCGCCAGTGCGAGAAGCTCCTCGGTCGTGGCCTTGCTCTTGGCCTTGTCGAATGTGTCCAGCACTGACTTGTGCGCGTTCTGTACTTCTCTGTAGTCTGCTTCCAGACGTGGGAGACGCTTGCTCGGGCTCTCTGCTGTCTCTGTAGTCATTGTGTTTCACATCCTTTCTGGTGCTGTATCGGGATGCACCGCTACCATAGTCAATATACCCCCATACCCGCGGCATGTCAATAGGTTTTATGTCAATCTGCGGGATTTCTTTCGGATTGGTAACTGATAGGCCCGGTGAGTGATACCAACCCTGCCCCTGGTATCTGCTAATGGGAGTATGCAGTAGTATGGGCTTGCAGCTAGAACAAAGTTTCTACTTAAGTTGACACGTTATGACTTGACAACGTCAAGCCACGATGCTATACTGTAGGCAGCTTCAAGAGTGCTGACGAGGAAGGGCATCCTTCAAGCCTACAGAGTGGAGTGGCAGAAGCTCAGCGGTAGTTGGGTGGACACTATTACCGAGTAGGCAGCCACGGGGCGCGGCGGTGTGGGACAGATGATACCTGCCGCAAGCATCGGGAGTCTCACCTGATGCCCTCCCCCGCCAGCACTTTAGCACTTTAGAGAGGAAAGGAGGTGATACCAATGAGTGAGCCGCAATGTAAAAGGTGCAATCACAAAGTGGCGCACAGGCCTGATTGCACCTCCTTCACGAACGCGGGGGCCAAGTGCGAGTGTCCCGACAATGTCATGCCAAGTTCGGTGACCTGGGCAAGGTTGATGGAGCGGGACCTGGTCAGGGCTGGAACAACCGTCAGACGGTAGGCACACAGTCCAAGTCTCCCTGAAAGGAGGTACCCATGCAGCAGGTAGAAGACCGAATCATCGAGAAGCTACAGGCGCTCTTGAGACTCGCTAGAGATGCTGGGGCGACGGAGGCGGAGGCTAGCCTTGCACTTGAGCGGGCTCATGCGCTGCTCCTCAAGCACGGGCTGGAGATGGCGGATGTGGAGGAGAACGGGAGTGAACCGTCGGCGGTGTTCGAGGATGCCTGGGACGGGTTGCTAGGGCAGCAGTGGATTGGTATCCTGGTCAACATCGTCGGACAGCATCACTACTGCCGAGTCATTCGGTCACATCAAACAGGCAAGTTGATAGTCATCGGCCGGAAGGTCAATGTAAGGTTTACCTACGAGTTGTCCATGTGGCTCATAAGGCAGGTTAGCAACCTGGCAAGTGCTGACTGGGCGGCGCGGGAGTGGACTGGTGAGACCAAGGGACTGCGCGAGCGCGAGTGGCGGCAGTCCTTTATCTACGGTGTGCTCAATAGACTGGGTGAGCGCCTAAAGGAGCAGAAGGCGGATGAGGAGGGATTGAGGTCCGACGTGCGGGCGCTGGTTGTGCGGTATGATGACGAGAACCGTGATTTCGTGTCGGAGCACTACCCGAATCTTACACGTGGGCGGTCTGTTCCACTCCATGCAGAGGCGTACAACTCAGGAGTCCGCGCAGGTGATGGTGTCAGTATCAACCCCGCGAGTAGGCAGGTCGAGTAACTACAATGGAAGGAGGTGACGTAAATGCCTAGCATAGAGATACCCGATATAGCGGTACTCGTGTTCGGACCTTGGGCTATAGGCTTAGGGCTATTCCTGCTGTTCCAGGTCATAGTGGCCTTGATGCAGCTAATGAGGAGGTAGACGGAGATGCCCAGCGGAACCGTTGATGGCAAATATTATGAGAACATCCCTACTCCTGAAGACTGGGGTAAGGCACAGGCGGAGCTGGAATCCCTCCAAGCCCACAACCGCGAGCTACTGGCGGCGCTGGAGCATGACACGCCCCAGCGATTGCGATTGTCGCATGGGTGAGCTTCGCCGCGCTGCCCGCGATGCCATCACCAGCATGGAGGGAAAGGGCCATGTGTCCTAGATGTAAAGGTGCAATGTACCGTGACCAGAGCGACCGAGCGTGTTTGGATTGTGGGTATAGGGAGGTAGAGGTCGCGTGGGATGATGTGACTGCCAAGCAGGAGTCGTGGCCCCCGAAGGCATCACTTGCTGCCTTGCAACAGCACACTAAGCCAAGAAAGATGCAGGCATAGGTGCCCGAGCAACTAGGCAGGTTCACAGGGCTCATCTGCCGTGAGTGTGGTGGAGTAGGTTGTGAGGAGTGTGATGGCGGGTGGCAATGGCGGGAGGACGAAGAAGACAGCGGTGAGGTAATATTCTACTTCACTAGGAAGGAGACTGATGGCGTTCAACCTAGTTGACGACGGCACCCTGGACACCGTGTTGAGGTGCGAAGGGTGTGAGCAGGAGAGCAGGTACGGTGCCGCTCACTTTGACAGTTCTGAGTGTGAGGCTACTAAGCCTGGTGATGTGTGCTACTGCTACGATAGATTCATAGCCTGGGCGAAGGGAGATGCGAAGGAGCAGCACGAGTGTCCTGAGTCGGGCATAGACCCTGAGTATGAGGCGTTCCTGGATGGCGCATGGGAAAGGAGACTGTTCGGCGATGATACCGACTGAGAAGGCGCCGGAGCTAGAGAACCTGCTTGAGGCTATGTCGGGCAGGACTACAGCTATAACGAGTGATAGGTGCGTAGACCCACCATTCGGTTGCGGCAAGCCAGTTGGCAAGTTCAAGGATGCACTGTCAGTACAGGAGTATCGTATCTCAGGCCTGTGCCAAGTCTGTCAGGACTCGGTGTTCAGTGAGTAGGTACTCGAAGCAGACATACGAGGACGTAGCCACGGTTCTAGCTGGAGCCTGGCACGACCGAGAACAGGTCGAAGTTGACAAGTATGAGGTCAGGGAGGTAGTGGACTTCAGGGGTATAGTGGACGCCTTCACGGCCTTGTTCGCCTTAGATAATCCGTTCTTCAAGCCTGAGAAGTTCGAGGAAGTAGTGTACGGAGAGGAGAATGCAGATGGCAACTCACAGCGTCCATCCTGATACACACACTCACGGTCTGGCTGATGGGTGCCCTAGGTGTGACGAACATGCGGAGGAGCCGTTGCAAGGACTGGACAACGAGAACCTTGGAGTCCTGATACATCGGCTGGCAACTGGTAGACTTGCTCGCAGTGCGAATGAGGGCAAGGCAATGGCCAACTTGGCACGAGCCGTACAGTCCTCAGTTGCGGCGTATGGCTCAGCGGGAAGTAGTAGCGGCAGGGCAGAAGCATAAGACGGCAAGTACCGTTCCTGCTCTCGTTGTGTGCGGTGGTTGTGGTGTGGGCAGGAGCGGCTATAGGAGGAAATCATGGACACCCTGATAGTGCTCATACCCTGGGTCCTCGGCCTGATGCTGTTCTCCGCGCTCTGGGCGGCGGAGTGGTTCTCGGCCCGCCGGCAGCGGAAGCGGATAGAACGCCGACTCCAACGCCTACAGTACAGCCTGACGTACCCGAACATACCGAAGCCCTGGCAGCGGAGAGTGCGATAGCGGTCTATGTCACCTTCTACACCTGTCCACCCTACTGCGGTGACCCCTCCGGCTCTCTCCCGCTCGACGAAGGCCAAGCGGCCTGCGACTGGGCGTACATGGGGCGGCGGTTCATGCTGAACGGTGCGGAGTGGGTATGTAATGACACCGGCGGTGCGGTCTACGGTGCCCACGTGGACCTGTTCTTCCGGCAGGAGGCCGACGGCTGGGCTTACCTGGCCACACACGGGACGAATGGAGTGCTTACATGGCTAGACAGGCCATGAAGCCTGAAGAGGAGGTGAAAGGATGAAACGACAAAAGGAACGTGCTTTCTCGTTGGAGCCTTCTGATTCCCCGGATGGTCATTGGAAGCTACTTATCGGCAGCCTTCGGCTCGGTAAGCCAGCTACTACCGTGACACTAACAGATAGCGAGGTGGACGAATTGACTCGTCTACTTGCTGACGCCGAAACAACTGGCAGGGTTATCGGGAGGAAGCCATGAACAAAGACCAGCTCGCGGCGCTGACTCCGCCGGAGCGACAGCT